CGGTTGCACCAGTAACATTTTGTAAGCCTTCACTTGCCGCTGAATATACAGCAGGAGAGAAAGTAAGACCTGTAAACTGATTGCCAGCAGCAGTAATATCAGCTGTTACAGTAAACTGCATCAATTGGCCTGTAGACTGCTTGGTTTCAGGATTAACTGAAAAACAACCTGCAACAGTGAATACTTCACCAGCTTTTATTGTTTCAGTACCATTTACGCCATCAACATCAAAAGAAGTACCACCTTCTGTAAGGATATCTTCATCCACTAAGAAAGTGTCAGTAGTCAATCGAGTACCAGTAGTTAAAGTACGTACGTTTTGAGACATAGCCATTTCTTGGAAACCAAGAACGTTATTCCCCATTAGACCGTTCTTAAACTGATCATCAATAGAACCACCAGAATGAAATAAACCTTTCAGACCGTCTACCATTGAAGCATTTGCATCAGGGTTTAAGATAGCGCAACGCTGTGAACGTGGCACTGCAAAATAATCCATATACTTATGAGAGTCTAAAAGAACTTTCGCAGTTGCAGGAGTAGTACCAGGAGTGCCAACAGAGTTACTAACATCTAGAGTTTTTTCCATCATACGATAGTCAATAACAGATGCTAATTGAGAGATACCAGGTTCCAGAATACGCTCACGGAAAGTATCAATGTCATTAGTTAATTCTTCAGTTAAGAAAGAAGTATCAACATGAACTTGGTTGCCAACAGAAAGAGTTACTGATTTTTCAACAGTATCAATTGTGTCGCCTGTCGCTAAAGCTGCACCATCATTAGTCACATACTTATTAGGTAGGCGAACTTTGATGGAGCCACCGTTTTTCTGACCACCCATAGAGTTAGAATTATCATATTGACGGTTTACTGAACGACAAAAAACAAGGTTATTATGGAGGATATCTAGCGCCTCCTTAGTAACCACCGTAGGGGTTAAAGGTGAGTTTGTAGCTGTAGCCATTTTCTATTTCCTATTTTTTGGCCCTTTGTTGTCTTCTCATTTTGCGGTATTCTTCTGGACTCATTTTATCTACATCCTTTACTGCTGTCGTACCGCCTTTTGTTTCTGAGATAGGCTCAGGCGCATTTGAAGTTGAAGGTTTAAACTTATTGCTAAGTTTATCTATTGCCCTAACCTGACCAGCGATACCTAATCTAGATATACGTTCTGCTTCGGCAGGGTTTTTACCGAGAAAATATGCTATTTCTGCTCCAACTTTTGACTCGAATATGGTATTAGCCATTGGATCAGTCATGTTTTCAGGCTTAATTGAATACATAACATCTTCAAAATCTTCATACTTATCATGTCCGTTATCAAGCTGATCGTCCCAATTTTCTTGAACCTCAGGAGGCAGGGAACTTGTCCTTGCTTCTGCCTTTGGTTCAGGCGCTGTATTAACTGCGCTTGGGTTAGCTTGCACAGACTGAGAAGGCTGAAGTTTCCAGTCAAGCAAAGCATCTTCATAATCTTCTTCAGTATCATAATCAACCCGCGTAGGCCGTTGAGCCGGGGGGTTAATCACACCATCTACTTTTTGTTCAAGTGCGCTAAATTGTTCTTGTAATTTACGGTTTTCTTCCGCAATACGAGCATTATGCTCTGCCAGTTCACGATTTTTACGTCTAAGACGGGCTTTCGCGTTCTGGGAGCGTGATTGTTTGGGCGGCTCTTCCCCGGCCTCTTCATTAGAATCCTCTGATTGATCGTCAGTTAATTCCTCAGTGGTATCGACTTCTTCTTCAATGATGGCCTCATCTTCAATTAAGTCTTCTGTCTGCACAGCTTCGTTCATTGCATATTCTCCGATTGTTGTTGAGAAAGATCTTGCTGCCCCTGAATGGGTGTAGCCTCTACCTCTCTCAGTTGACTAATCAGTTCCATCGCTCGACTTTGGATGTCTTGATCGGTGACTCCATTATCATCGAGCAATTTCAGAAGTTCGATTTCCAACTTATCATCGTCAGCATCGGCCTTCCGGGTTTTAGCTATACGATCAGACATTGCCTTGAACTTCTCTAATTGGAACTCTTGGCTATTCTGAACTTGTTGTACAGCTTGTTGTACTTGTTGTTGAATAATTTGTTGCATCTCTTCTTCTGAAGGACGGTTATCTTTTAATCTTTCTGCGATATCATCAGCACCAGGCCAATCAAGGTTCTTCGCAATCAAATCCAGTATTCTTGGCGCCAATTGAGGTGCATATTGAATAAGTTCCATCATAGACTCAGACGCCATCTGTCTCTGCGTTGTATAAGAAGCTCCAACATCAACAGTTACATCATATTTACCTTGTGACAGATCATACACTTTAATCCATCTTTCAGATTCATTATCATAAATTTCTTTATTGATATTAATCATTTCTTCTTTATCTTCAAAAGTCTTGATTCTAACCACTCGGTCTGTATCGTAAACTCTTGGAATCATATCAACTAAAATTTCATAAGTGTGCTGCAAGGCCATGGCTCTATTATCATGATAATGGAATGTGCCCACATCACCTTCAACCTTTCTAGCATTAATTGCCTTGCCAGATCTCTCATTACTTGGCGCTCCAAGAGATGCCTTGTACATTCCACTTGCTGCGTCTATATCTTGATCTGAAATAGACGATTCTGCTAACCATCCACTTGATGGCTGTGGAGGCATCTGCCTTTGTGGAGGAGCAACCCCTGGTTTATTTTTATAAGGCAAAACGGCATAGTTCTTAATATTTGCATTTTCCCATTTGCCCTTATGGGCACCAAGCTGGCCTTCTTCAATAACCCACGGTGCTTTAGGAGCAAGGGCTACCTGCTCAATACTTGCTGTACGAGTATAGTTATAAATTCTTTGTGGATCTTTAGCGTAACGAATCACACCGCGATAGATTGTCTCACCATCAACATTTAACTCTTTACCATAACAAGGGATAATTGGAATGTATTTTGATGGGAACTCACGCTCTTCAAATACTTCATTAGCAGAAAGCTTGTACCATTCAACTTTATAAGTTTTGGCTTTCTTTTCTTTTACAGGCTGAATGCCTTGATCTGTGTATTCATCACGGATATCTATTTTGTCATCTTTAACACGAATAACTTCACCAGACGGAAGCTTCCAAACTATGATATCTACTTCAACTCTTCTAAAATATTCAGCAATTCTGCCTTTTTCTTTATCAAACCAAAGCAGATCACTATCACCACGGCCTGAATCCCAGTCGGCACCAGGATATTCATCTTTATCAACCATTGAGGTAATAAAGCCCCACATGGCATCTTTTTTAGTTACTTCTTCAGCTGAAGGATCTAAATAAACTCTGAATGCGTTGTTAATTCTTCGTATTTTAATATCTTGATCAAATGAATCGTCGTCATTGTACTCTGTTTTAATCGACCAGAAACCAAATCCATGGCCAGCTGCATGATCAAAAGCAACATCATAAGCAGCTTTGGCGTTACTTGTAGCCTCGATATTTTTAATTATTCCTGAATAAATTTGAGCTAATGTAAAATTAGAGCCGGGATGCTTTTCTGTATAACTGTTTGTAGAATCAAGAGGACGAATTATTGCCCCCATTCGATTCATTCTTTGATCGCCCGTTACTTGATCAACGCGCTGTTCTAATTTATTTATTGTTAGACAAGGACGATGCTCAATTTCTCTTTGACGCTTTACACTATCTTCCCATTGATCGCCATTTCTAAATTTTATATCATCTAAGGCAAGCTCTCTATTCGTGGATTCGGCATCATAGGCTACTCTGAAACGACTAAGCGCTTCTTCAATAACTTCTTTATGCTTTTCTGTTTGCTTCATGCACCCATCCAATTGCCAATGTCATAGTCACTAGAAGTATAAACTTCAGGTTCAACTTCTACAATAGCAAATCTTAAACTCTGAATTGCATAGCGTGTAGCAGAAATTACATCATCGTTTAATTTAATTAGCTTTCCTTCTTTTCTATGGTAAGTAGATTTCTCTTCAAAAAAATCATAACAGGTCGTGAATACCTTAAATGTGCCATTTTTCATTCTATCATTCATGGCGATTAGACCCACCTCAACACCGTTTCCACCCTTGCCTTCAATTTGACCTTCAGCCGGTGGATTAGAAAACTTCTCTTCTAAAAGAGGAAGATCCTCATTTCTGTAATAATCGGCTAATGGTATACCTGACTGTTTATCAGCCTGTAATCCATCATGAGGCCATGCTATTGGTATCCAGTCGCCTCTTTTCTTAATTGAGCTGGCATGGATTGGGGGTGTTTCTCTTCGGATACGAAGACAGTCGTATAAATAAACTGTATCTGTATCTCTATCCCAAGCTAACCAAGCCGCTGCAAATGGATGATCAATTCCAAAGTCTATACCACATATTCTAGGCCAATGATCAGGAATTTCAATAGGATCAATTTTAATAGCATCATCAGGCACTAAAAAGACCTGCCCTGACCCCATGAATGGCTCGCCTTCCATCCTCATTTTTAATTC